ATCTGCTATTTCTTTTTGAGTTTTACCATACTTAACAGAAAGTTCAGAACCCTGCTCTTGCATTTTATTGACATTTTCTTGAGCTTCTTTAGCTTGTTCGCCACCAGTTACTAATAAGTTAAAAGTTGTTTTATATTGGTTTTGAAGTTCAGAGGCCATTTGTGCCCCCTAAACTGCAGCTGCACCAATTGCAGCAATCCCAAAAGCACTTTGATAAGCTGCACTCTTTACTTTTTGATATCCTGCTGCCATTACATCGGTAGCTTTCTCAGTTGTTTGATAAACAGTATTTAAACCTTTACCAATGAGAGACTCGGAATTAAACGGCTGCATCTTTGTAACTGCCAAGTTAGCTTCTAAAAGTTTATTTCTGTAGTTCAATAATGACGAAGCAGCTTCATTTACCCTTGTTTTTTGCTTAACAAGCGTTTCTGAACTTGTACCCTCAGCAGCTTCTAATCGTTTAAGCTCAGTTACTTGGGCTCTATAAATTTCAGTTTGCTTTGCGTATGAAGTAGATAGACCAGAAACTTCGGCTTTAGCAGCTCCCATTTTATTACGAGTCTTCTCGTATAAATCAATTTGAGACTGCATGAGTTTATCGTTAGCACTTAAAGATTTATTTAAATCATCAATACCAGTTTGTTGATACTCATAAGCTGATTTTGCACGGTTTAATTGCCCTGTCATTGAGGCAAGAGAACGTTCTGCCGTGGTTAACTGAGCATTATATTTTTGATAAGCCTTTTCACCAGCATCAGTATCTCTATTGATTGTCTTCATACCTTCTGAAAGGTTAGCAATATAAGCTTTTTGCTTTTCCATTGCTTCGCTAAGACCTTCATAGCGATATTTTGATGCAGAAACAGCATCTCCAGCAGATTTAGCCTGTGCTTCATTAATCTGCCATTCACGAGTACTATCTTTAACTGCTGATTTTAAGCGGTTGATAGCCTCAACAGCCTTTGTCTCATTCAAGTCAATCCCTGTGGTGACTGAATCAACCATTATATCTGCCATTTTTACTCCTTTCCTGTTTTTGAGTATAAAAAAACGCCTAATTTATTTAGACGTTTTATTTTTATTGAATTGAGTTTTTATCACTTTAAAATATTTTGCTTTATTCCGTATGCTAAAGTTGCACTTAGGACAGCCGATGCTCCATATGGTACTACTATCAATATTAAAGCAAAATAGAACATAAGTCCAAGTGATAGAAATCCTGTGAAAAATATTGAAAATATACTAAAAATATAAATAATAATTGAAGCTGTATAAGTTAATTTCAACTTTTTATTAATAACATTTGCATAGATAGCACAAGCTAAAATTATGAATGGGAAAATTTTCAAGTTAATAGTATATGTTCCAAAAATTTGTAAAAATTTTAAAACAACGTAAATACCAGTTATTACAGCTAAAATAATATTAGCTAAGTAAGCATTTTTGAATTCTTCAACACTTTTTTTAGGTACATTAATAGCACCAGATTCTTGTTTAATATCTTTTTTATGGTTAAAATCAAAACCACAATTTGAGCAAAAATTAGATGAACTTATAATTTCTTTTCCACAATTAGGGCAATATTTCATGAATTTCTCCTGATTTTTAATAAGTAAATTATACCCCTATAAACTGCATATTACAAGAGAATAATTATTATTGTCCAAACATTTTCTTCAAATCATCAAATGAAGCCATTTTATTATCTTCATTAGCTTTAAACACATCAATTAAGTCATAATAATCATGATTATCTACTTGCTCTAATGTCCAGTGCCAATTTTCGATAATATTTTTTTCAAATAGTTGTAAATCTATTAATTGATTGTTGTGGTAGACTTTTCGTTCTTCAATGCTTGAACTTTTTTTTCGGCAGAGTCAACCTCCTCAGTAAACATAGTATCGATTTGATCATCATCATACCCTTGAAGTGAAAGAACAAGTTTAGATTGCAAATTCATAAATTGGCCACGGTCAAATTCTTCTAATTTATCTACTTCTTTTTTATTTAAACCTAGAATTTCAGTAATAAATTTTTCAGCATTATTAATTACTGACATATCATCAAGAGCGATTGCTTTTGTTAATTCTTCTAGCGTTCCGTCTTGTACTGAAGCAAGTTTTTCTTGACTTTTTGCTAACTCCAATTGGTAAGCATGCATTTTTTTAATGTTTTTAATTGAAGTTTTAACTTCAAATGATTCTTCTCGAATTTCTGGTAATGATAATTTCATTGTATATCTCCTCTATTTTACTTTTTGTAAAGGAATAGTCAGGTATCGAACCTAATATAATAGACCATCTATCTATCCCATATAAAAGCGGATTACTCCGCCATTTAATTATGCATGTGTAGTTGTAGTCGTTGTAGATGTAGTAGTTGTTGTTGTTGAATCATAACCATTAAATACATCTGCCATCATCGCTGTTTCAGTAAAGTTTTCATCTCCACCATCAAAGAATTTGATAGCTTCTCCACCCCAACGACTTACAGAAAATGCTGTAAACGTTAACGCATCGTCAACACGAACATTTGCATTAGTATTAGTTTGCAAGTTCAACGCTGTTTCGTTCATTTTACCAGCAGCGAATCCAACATATTGCGGATTACCAGTACCGATTGTAGTTGTTTGAATCAAGGCTGCTACTTTTGGAACACTTCCTTGTGTATAACCACCTTTACCATCATTAACACGGCCAAGCAATTTGTTTTTAATCGCTACTGGTAGACCATTAAAGTCAAAAGCTACTGAAGGAGTACCTTTTGCAATATCTGCATCTACTTGACCATCATTACCATAAATCATTGTTGGAGCGCTTGATACATTAGTGATGTTTGCCGTTTTTGTACCTAACATTTCATCAGTAATTGGGAAGACTCCATTTGTAGATAAACCACCTTCTCCTTTAACGATCGCTCCATTTTCATCCAATAGAGCAAGTGTGACCATTTTTAAACCTTTTGTTGCCATTTTAAATTCCTTTCTTAAATAAAAAACGAGTTAGCTATTTGCTATCTCGCTTAACGTCATGATGCGTTGCACCGTTAAATTTTTGATAATTTGCCCTGTATCAGGGTCTATATAGTGACTTTTTGATTGCGCAATAAGCCAATCATTATTTATAAATGATTTCATCAGATTAATTTCGCTTTGAACAATATTTATATCCGAATCTTCAGCGTTCGAGTAAAAGATTTGAATATAAACACCATATAAAAGTGAAACAAATTCTGAATTACCATAATCACTTGGTCCATTATCAGATTCTGTCAGTAAAACTTGCGTTTCATTACTAGAATCTAATTTTTCACTAGGAATAGAATCAAGAAAGATTTCGCTATATGGAAAGCCACTAGCTGCAATTATGTCTTGAACAATTTCAACTGGCCTTTTCATAAGTTACTCTCCTTCTTTTTTCTATTAATAATTTTACGCATTGCCTCGGCTTCTGCTTTTAATATTCCTTGTTTTACAACAGGGTTGTTTCTTGTTTCCTCAATAAAATGATCTGCTTGAACTGCAACTTCACCAGGATTTTTATACTTTCTTCCAGAACGTGTTGTGAACTGAGGAAAACGACTACCATTATTAATGATATTGGCGATATAGCCTTTAGTATGAGTACCTTTTTCTGTACTTCTTTCCCATCCTACAACACTTTGACCATCTTTAACTCCGTCAATATTCTTATTTTTCATAACAATACTATCCGCTAAATGTGGATCTTCTCCAGTATCACGATGGCGGTAGTGTCTATTTCTAACTTCATAAGCTAATGCTTGCTCAAAAACTTTAGCGCCTGCCTTTGTAACTTCGGCTTTATCTTCTACAGTCATCTTTGTGCTTAATTCTTCAGCTCTATCTACAATAAGCTGCATCGCATCATAAAACGAAACCATATCAAGCTCCCTTCTTCTTCGCTTGAAGAGTCAAAATATCAAATTTAATAAGCTTTGCAGATTCATCTGAAGAAATATTAATAATGTTGTAAAGAACATCATCTATTTGAACACACATTTTCTTTGTAACCAGCTTATTGTGTCTGATTGCAATATCAAATGTATCGGCTGTAGTCGTTCCGATTACCTGAAACTGAAGCGCAAGTGATCTCATTTTAGCCGCAAATCGAACATTTAAAACAGTTGCTGGGTCAATTTTTTCAATCTTACCTCCACTTGGAGCCGTTACTGTTTTAGTAACTCCAATCTGACATTTTCTGTTAAAATCATTCGGTTTGTAAGTTTTGACCATCCTGTGCCTCCTTCCACGAAGAATAAAGACCTCTCATCTGTCCAACCATGTGATCTACTGCCGTAGTAGGTGGCATAGTTGTAGAACGATTAATCCACAAATCCATTGAATAACTAAGAACAGCTACATCATAAATTGGGGAAACGTTTTCTACACTGAAAAATGGATCGTCAACTGTATCAGAACTCACTGCATTTTTCACATATGCTGTTGCTGTATCAAAATAAATTTGAAGTTGCAGTTTGCGATCATCATCTTCTGATAACTGATCTAGTAAGTCATCAACAGTTACTGTCATAAAGTGCCTCCTTTACTGCTTTAACATATAAATCAGATACTTTACCGCTATCCTGATTTAAAGCTTCAAGTGGCGGAGTATCTAAGTATATTCCTTTGAAAAATAATCCCATATCTTCAGTTACACCAGCATTATGAATTATATTATTTTTACCTAATGAATCATTTGTTGACCAGGCAAAAGATAATTTATTACTGACTTTTGGAGAAATACCGTAGTGGTACATTGTCCATAATTGAGCCCACATTTCTGCTGTCCATTTTTGTAAAGTTGTTTCAAGTGGTTCAATTGCTCTATAAAGAACAATAGAATTAACGTAAACATCATGCCAATATCCAGCTCTAGGGTTTTTAATTACCCATTGGGCTCCTCCTGAGTTATTTTGAATAGATTCTAACCATTCGATTGGCACTTTTATCGCATCTGTCATTACTTCAAGCGTTCGAGATGAATTAGTGACAGACTTAATATAATCTAGTCCAATGTAACCAATAGTGTCTGAGCAATACCATCTACTTTTTGTAACTGGAACTTTAAACGCTTCTAAATCGAGAATAATAGTATCAGAATCAAGATAAACATAGGTTTCATTCTCTCTTTCAGAATCTTCACTTAAATATCTATAAAATAAATAAGGTTTAATACTTGGGATATAAGACTTATCAAATCTATCATCTTCATATGAATAGACTTTACAATCATTAAATTCCATTAATACAGAATCATCTTCTTTAGCAAATAAAAGGATAATGTCTTTTTTATCCACTCCCAATTTAGACAAACTATTAATCACAGTATGCAATTCCCAAGCAAATCTTTTTTTAGCTGGTTGTGCAAATAAAAATTTCATTATCCTCTCCTATTTTTAAGCGTGGCTAGTTGTAGTTGTTGTAGCTTGAGTTGTTGTAGTTGTAGTTGGTGCTCCAGTGAAATTTCCTACTTGGTCTGCAATTGCAGTAAATGAACCAGCAACTAAAGCTTCTGAGTCAGTAGCTTTAACATCGAAGCGATCAATTACACGAATTTTAGTAGTATCAGTTTCAAATGCACCAGCACCAATATTTGTTGGAAGTAATGACATATTTTCACGATCAAACAATGTAATAGCTTGTGACATATCTCCATAATAAAGTGGATAAACTGGAGCATTTGTTGTTCCACCATTTGGAAGCCAGCGATCTGCAACAACAATAACTTGTTTACCTTTAACTAGATATGAATTAGGTTTAGTTGGGTCTGATTCAAGTAAATATTTACCCTCTGCAGTTTTAACCAAAGCAAGTTTATTCAACCCTGACTGGTTAGTCAAAAGACTTGAAGTAGCGATAATCGCAGGATCAACAGATGTATTAATCATAGTAATAACATCATCAAAATTAGCGATTGTTGGTTTTTTAGGTGCTGCTTGCATTACTGCAATAATCGCTTGGTTACGAGTCACAACCACTTTCTTAGCAATCCAGCTTGATAACCATGCAAGAATATTTTCTGCTGTATCTTTAAGCAATGTATTAGTTGCAGTGATGATTCCCGCATAACGTTTAATCAAGTATTTAATAATTGTCAAACGTGGATTATCAAGATCAGGAATTTCTCCATCTTCTGTATCCATTACTGTCAACGGAGTAACATCAGTCCATTTTTCATATACACGACTACCGTTTGAAGTAGAAACACTCTCAACACGTACATATTGTTGTAGTGAGTCATATTGGCGAACCAATGTATTAATCATAGTACGGATATCTTGCGGAATAGTAAGCCCAGCAGCGCTATCATTGCCATTATCTCCGTTTGTATCATTAGATGAAACAGTATTGAGAAATGCCATAGGATTGCGAACCATGTTTACGAAATCTGAAACAAATTGTTCTTTAAGATTATTTTCTTTTTTAGTAAGTGGCGCTTTATCTTCTTCACGCATATTAACCACTTGCTCAGCTTGAGCTTCAACAAGTTGTTCTCTCAATGCATCACGGCGAACTTTTTCATTATCACGTTTATTTTTTAATTCTGACATAGCCTCTGCTGAAAAATTATCATCATTAAGAGCCATGTTGATTTGGTCATTA